GTACAGGCCCTCGCAAAAGACTCAATCAACTACTCAATCCGCGAGATTCTATCCTACGTGCAGGAGTGGCCCTTTACCACAACAACAACCACGCAGGTTTTAACTGACGGTACACAAGAGTACGATTTCCCTGTTGACCTTCACGTTGTAGACTGGGACTCTTTCTTCTTACAAAAAGATGACGCACTTTCTCCTGCCGCAGATGCAAAGAAGATTGACGTAATCTCTTACGACGAGTACCAAGAGCGGTTCCGTTCGTCAGATGAAAACATGGAAACAACGTCATACGATGCTCCACAACGTATTTACCGTACTCAAAAAACAAAGTTTGGTGTGAGTCCCCCTCCTGATCAAGCGTACACAATTCAGTACGTTTACAACTCTTTCCCTGATGATCTTGCTCTCTACACAGACACAACCATCATACCTTCCCGCTTCGACCACGTGATTCTCGAGGGGGCGATGGTGTACATGATGCGTTTCCGTTCTAACGAGCAAGCAACCAACTACCACACTGCAAAGTTTAAGGAAGGTCTCGAGTTCATGCGTCGGGTACTACTCGATCCACCAGATTACTTCCGTAGCAATGTGGTGCGCGGATAATGGATGATCTACAGGTACAGACAGTATCTTGCGGGGGCGGCCTCGACACCAGCCGAGACGTACTCTCTCAGGGACAGAACCAGCCGGGTAGCGCAGTCCGCTTAATCAACTACGAGCCATCTCTTAACGGCGGCTATCGTCGCATTACAGGCTTTACGAATTCTTTCGGTACCGTAACAGGCACGGGAAAGGTTCTCGGGGTGTGTGTCGCCAACGGTGTTAACGACGGTATCTTTGCGTGTCGTGCACCTACATCCGGAAACAACTACTTCCACAAGTGGGATGCGACGGGAGAATCGTGGACAGCGGTCACCACAGCAGGTAGCCCAACAATGTCTGGCGTAAACAAAGTCCGGATGATCCCGTACAACTTCACGGAAGATCGTATTCTTCTTGTCGACGGCGTTAACCCAGCGGCCTTCTACGACGGCACAACGTACACTCAAATTACCCACGCTAACGCTCCTTCTGACCCTTCTATCGGTGTTGACTTCAAGAACCACATCTTTCTCGCAGGGGATTCTACAGAACCATACAACCTGTTTTTCTCTGCCCCCTTCGATGAGACAGACTTCTCTGCCGCGTCAGGAGCGGGCACGATCAACGTCGGTTTCCCGATTGTTCAGATAAAGTCTTTCCGCGATGAGCTTTACATCTTCGGCACGAACCAGATCAAGAAACTAGCAGGGACAAGCATTGCAGACTTTGTCGTCGCAACGGTTACGAGCGATCTCGGATGTATCGCCGCAGACTCTGTGATAGAAATTGCAGGTGATTTGCTATTTTTAGGTCCTGATGGGTTGCGCCCAGTGTCAGGTACTGATAAAATAGGTGATGTAAACCTCGAAACTGTTTCTAAGCCTATTCAGGCGATTATCTCCGATATCATCGAGAATCAGGACCTCGACAAGCTATCTACTGTAGTTGTTCGCCAGAAGTCCCAATTTAGGATTCTCTTCGAGACAGCAGAAACTCTCGGTGTGATCGGCGGTTTACGCCAGAATCAATCTGGCATCGGCTTCGAGTTCGGACAGCTTCTCGGTATCGACGCAACGTGTGCCGCCAGTGGTTACGTCGGAAAGACTGAGTACGTAATACACGGGGACTCGAACGGTAAGGTACACCGGCAAGAACTAGGCACTTCGTTCGACGACACTGAAATCTTCAGCCTGTTCCAGACTCCTTATTTCTACTTCGGAGACACAGAGCTACGTAAGATCTTCTACAAGGTTGCGACCTTCTTCCGGTCTGAGGGCACGAACAATATCGTGCTATCTATCGTGTACGACTACGAAGACCAGAACGTATCGAATCCGGGTAACTTCACTCTCAATACCGAAGGGGCGGCGGCCTTCTACAACGAGGCTGAGTACGACGCTACAGCAATCTTTGACGGTAACCCCTCCCCGGTTATCGAAACAAACTTCTCAGGCTCCGGTAAATCCGTGAGTTTCCGGTACGTAACCAACGACACAAACGCAAGTCATAACATTCAAGGGCTTAGTATTCTATTCGGGCTCGGAGATAGGCGGTAAGATAATAATATGGCAGGATATACTCGACAATCCACTGCGGATATCATCCCCGGAGAAACAGTTAAGTCAGCACCGATCAATGCTGAGTATAACGCACTGCGTGACGCCTTTGCGTCATCGACGGGACATAAGCACGACAATTCAACAGGGGAGGGGGGGTTTGTCCCTCTCATCGCTGATACGGACGGAAACAACAAGGTTGTGGTGGATACGTCCAACAACCGCGTCTCTTTCTATGTAGAAATCGGGGGATCACCTGTTGAGCAGATCCGTGTACAAGACGGTGCGATTGTCCCTGTAACAGACGATGATATCGATCTCGGTGCTTCTGGTGCTGAGTTCAAAAACCTCTACATCGACGGTACAGCCAACATCGACGCTCTCGTGTCTGCCGCTGTGACAATCACAGGCGGAAACATTGATGGTACTACGATTGGCGGTACGACACCTGCCGCAGGTTCTTTTACAGACGTAGATGCATCCGGCACAATCACAGGCGACGTAACGGGCGATTTAACTGGGGATGTAACCTCGACAGGTACCTCAACCTTCACGACTGTTGATATCAACGGCGGGGCAATCGATTCAACAACAATCGGTTTCACAACCCCTACAACCGGTGCTTTCACAGACATCACTGCCTCCGGAACAATCACAGGCGACTTGACCGGGGATGTAACCGGCGACATCACGGGGGATATCACAGGCGACGTGACAGGTAACGTCACGGGTAATGTGACAGGTAACATCACCTCGACGGGTACTTCTACCTTCACTACGGTGGATATCAACGGCGGTAACATCGACGGTACGATTATCGGTGCCGCAACCCCCGCCGCAGGTGCATTCACTACTGTAACAACCAGCGGGCAAGCAACACTTTCCTCAGCCGCAATATCAGGCGGTACAATCAACGGTAACGTCATCGGGGGTACTACCCCAGCGGCGGGTACTTTTACGACGCTCACGGCGAATACGAGCATCACAGGCGACTTGACAGGTGACGTAACAGGTAACGTGACGGGCAACCTCACAGGGGATGTAACGGGAGACGTTACAGGTGACCTCACAGGCAACGTCACTGCGTCATCAGGTAGCTCTACTTTTAACAACGTGACAGTGAACGGTACGCTCGACGTCACTGGAACAACTATCGCGAACGTAACTGATCCTGTTAACGCACAGGATGCGGCGACAAAGAACTACGTTGATACATCTGTAGCTGACCTCGTGGATTCAGCACCGGGAACTCTCGACACACTGAATGAACTCGCGGCCGCAATTGGGGATGACGCCAACTTCTCTACAACCATCACGAACTCTATCGCAACGAAACTCCCACTAGCAGGTGGCACCATGACGGGTGCTATCGCGATGGGTACGAATAAGATTACCGGTATGGGTGATCCGACTGCGAATCAGGATGCGGCAACGAAGGCGTACGTAGATACAGGGGATGCGGCACAGCTATCTCTATCTGGCGGTACCATGACTGGTGCCATCGATATGGGTGCGAACAAGATCACGACGACCTACACTCCGACAGACAATGCCGACCTCACTACGAAGACATACGTTGATGGTATTCTCGGTAGTGCGACTTCGGCGGCTGACAGTGCGGCGGCGGCGGCAACTTCAGCTTCCAATGCGGCAGACTCCGAAACAGCGGCGGCTACATCGGAAGGTAACGCTCTTACATACGCAAACAATGCGGCGGCATCTTATGATGATTTCGATGATCGATACTTAGGCGCGAAGTCTTCTGCTCCTGCGCTCGACAACGACGGGGACGCCCTCGTAATCGGTGCCCTCTACTTCGACACATCCGACAACACGATGAAGGTGTACGGTTCTGGGGGTTGGGTAGCGGCAGGTTCTGCGGTGAATGGTACGTCGGCCCGCTACGTATACACGGTGGGTACGCCATCTGGCTCTTATGACGGGTCAACAACCTCCTTCCCAGCGACATACGATGCAGGGTACGTCGATGTATACCTCAACGGCGTGAAGCTTATTGCCGGTACTGACTTCACTGCCACATCAGGTAGTGCCGTTGTACTCGCCTCTGCGGCTACATCAGGTGACCTCATCGATATCGTCGGTTACGGTACGTTTGATCTCGCGGACTTCTCTGTGGGTTCAGCGAACGATGTTGACCTCGCGGGTATCTCGGATGGTCAGATTCTCGCGTACGACTCAGCTAGCGGCGACTTCCTCCCGATCAACAACATTTCGGATTTGGTGGACGACACTACTCCGCAGTTGGGTGGAGACCTCGATCTCAACTCGAGCGACGTTACTGGTACTGGTAACATCGACATTACTGGAAACATCACAAACACGGGCACAGTCACAACCACTACGGTTGACTTAGGGGACTGGACAGCAACAGAATCCTCAGGTACACTTGTATTTAGCTATCAGGGGACTGCAAAAATGTCGCTGGACTCTTCCGGCAACTTGATTGTGACTGGGGACATAACTTCAGAGGGAACAATTTAAGATGGCGTTTAAAGTAGGAAATACCACTGTTGTTGACGATACTGGTAACATTAAGGCAAGTCAGCTAGAGTTTGACGCTACAGCCGAAACATCTTTTGAGGGTGCCGATCAGGTACTCGTGTATGATGACTCAGCAGGCGGTGTCCGTAAGGGTACGATTACAAATGCGGCACTTGTTGGCCCTACTGGCCCTGCGGGTGCTGATGGCGCGGACGGTGCTGATGGTGCGGCAGGCCCGACTGGCCCTACCGGTCCGACTGGCCCAACAGGTCCAACTGGCCCAACTGGCCCTGCGGGAACCCCTGCGACTACGTTCAATACTGTCGGGAGTTATGGTTTATTTCTTACTTATAGCGGTGGTGATTATGTTGGTGCTACTGTTGGATCAACAGATGCAGGATCAGACTTGAGATATAACTCGACATCATCAGGCAATGTTGGAACTATGAGGGCGGAGAGTATTATGTATCATGTCGTAGGCGGAAATATGGACTCAGGGGCCAGTACAACAAGTCCATTAGGAACGCCATCTGGGACATGGAGAAACATGGGGCCGAGTAAAGGTTGGGCGCAAGCAAGTAACTCAAGATACTCTGTAAACTTATGGGTAAGGACTGCTTAAAATGATTAGGACAATCAACTCAGTACACAGCCCACAGTGGGCAAACGTTCAGCAGACCGAAATTAATGTGATGGTTGATTTCGATGAACTTGATGAAAATTTTGTTAAGTTCACGGCAACCATGAGTGACTCAGAAGAACATGGACGGTACATCTATCAACAAGCCATAGCAGGTGCTTATGGAGAGATTGGGGACTTTGTTCCTCCGTCAAACATGACTGGCGAAATGGGTGTGGATGCATTGAGGCATCAGAGAGATTTGTTGCTCGCTGAAACTGATTACGTTGAGATGCCAACAAGATGGGCTACGCTTACATCTGATGAGCAGACAGCTTGGACTACATACAGAAACGCTTTGCGTGATCTCCCTGCGACATATCCGAACGCTGAGAAGCATTGGAATGATGACTACACTGTCTGCGACACTTGGGTAAATGTTGTCTGGCCTACAAAGCCAGAATAATTTATGCGAGATAACTGGCAGTTGTTCTCTGGAGCATTGAGTGCTGATGCTTGTAATCACATGATTGCAAACTTCAGCAAGTTGCCAGAGATTGATGGCGGGACATTCGGTGGAGCGAAAGACCACAGGCGGTCAAAGGTTCGTTGGATATACAACGAAGTTGGCCTACAAGACGCTTTGCTAAGATATGTGAATCAAGCAAATGCAATCGCCTTTAATGCTGATATTCAGCAGGAAATGGGTGAGATGCAATTTGGCGAATACAGTGCTGACTACAAAGGTAAGTATGATTGGCACCACGATATAGATTGGCAAAATGGCAAAAACTTTGACCGCAAGCTGTCAGTGGTTGTGCAACTCACAAACCCTGACGCATACAAAGGTGGAAACTTTGAGTTTTCAGAAGTTGAATCACCAAAAAAAGAAGACTGGAGCAAGCAGGGGTCAGTCCTTATTTTCCCGTCTTACTTAACGCACCGAGTAACAGAAGTAACTGAGGGTACGCGCTACTCCCTCGTATCATGGGTCCGCGGGCCTCGTTGGAGATAATTAGGATAAAAAGATGTCTAAAGCAAGAGACTTAGCAGATTTTATTTCAGACAGCACCATTGAGACTGCTGAGATTGCTGATAGTGCGGTAACCACCGACAAGATTAACGATGGGGCGGTAACCACCGACAAGATCAACGACGATGCAGTCACGGCGGGCAAGCTGGCTGTTACAGGGAATGGTACCTCCGGGCAAGCCCTCACGTCAGATGCTGATGGTTCATTCTCGTGGACGACAATTACGTCTGATCTCGTGGATGATGCGAGTCCGCAGTTGGGTGCGAATCTTGATCTGAACAGCAACGACATCACTGGTACTGGTGATATCAATATCACTGGTACTATTACTGCTACTAACTTTGTGGGCAGTGATCTGGTCAACGACACCACTCCACAACTCGGTGGTGATCTTGCGTCGAACGGCAACGACATCCTGTTTGGCGACAACGACAAGGCCATCTTTGGTGCGGGGTCTGACCTTCAGATTTATCACGGTTCTAATGATTCATTCATTAAAGATGTAGGTCAAGGTGCATTAAGATTACAAGGTGCGGCGGCAGTAATCATTGAGGACGTAGGATCTGGCGATGACATGGCTCGGTTTACATCTGGTTCTGATGCAAAACTTTATTACGCCGGTAATCAAAAACTCGCCACAACCTCTACAGGCATTGATGTCACCGGCACAGCATCTGCGTCAAATGTTGAAGCAACCGCCTATGCCTCATTTAACGCTGTCCCTAATTCAAAATTGGTTGTT